CCAACGGCGGTCCCATCACCTGGGCGAAGGTCGTCGAGCTCGAGACCAAGGTCAACGCCGAGAACGGCAACCGCGGCAAGCTCGCCTACCTGACCAACGCCAAGGTCATCGGTGACCTGAAGACCATCGAACGTGCCCAGGGTAACGGCCGTTACCTCCTGGATGGCGACTACAGCCGAATCAACGGCTACCCGATCGACTGGACCAACCTCGTCCCGTCCAACCTCACCAAGGGCACCGCGGCCTCCAAGTGCTCCGCTATGATCTTCGGTAACTTCGAGGATCTCTACGTCGGCCACTGGGGCGGTGTGGACATCGTCGTGGATCCGTACACCCTCGCTGCCCAGGCGGACGTCCGCTTCGTCCTCAACAGCTGGGACGATACCGTCGTGGTCGAGCCTAAGAGCTTCGCCGCCGTCGTCGATCTGACCACCAACGCCTAAACCTTGTCATCATGGAAACCCGCGACATCCTTGAGATCACCAGCCCGTCCCTGGCAGACTTCCGCAGGCACCTGCGGATCACCTCCCACGATCTTGACGCAGAGCTCCACGCGAAGCTCCGCGCCGCGATCCTCCTGGCCGAGCATGAGATCTCCACGGTGATCGCGCCTTCCGTGTACGTCCTCTCCACCAAGTTCGTCAATCACATTGGCCTGAGGTGGCCGGTCCGTTCGGTCACCTCGGTCAAGGTTGACGGCGAACTCGTCCCGGAGACGGATTACATCGTGACGGAGAGCGCCCTGTGCATCACGGGGAGCGTCGCAGGCTCCAGGATGGAGGTGACCTACGAGGCCGGTCTCGAGCAGGTCCCGGAAGACATGCAGGCGGCCATTCTCCTGCTTGCCGGAAGCCTCTTCAACAACCCTACCGACCGTCCGGAGGAGCGTGACCGCACCACGGCCCGCAACCTCCTGCGGCCTTTCCGTACCTGGGGCGACCATGGAGAATAAGATCAATATCGGAGAGCTGGACACCCTCGTCACCATCCGGCGCTGTACCATCGGGTATGGCACCGACGGCGCGAAGAAGTATGTCTTCTCCGACCACTCCAAGGTGTACGCCAAGGTGGACCGTAGTGTTTCGGAGTTGGTCTCCAATACGAATCTTGAGGAGGGACAGTACATCCAGCTGACCATCTACAAGATCCCGGAGCTGACCACTCGCTGGCAGGTCATCGTCGATGGGCTCCCTTACGAGATCACCGGCATCGACCCCGTCTCCCGCGTCTCCCCTCTTTGCGAACTGACCATCCACGCCATCAGCTGACATGCCCGGAGTATCCCGCATAGAAGGTCTTGACGACTGCTTGCGCTTCTGCGACAAGCTGCCGGAGAACGTCTTGCGGGTGACGACCACGGCCATGCGCGAGGCATCGAAGAAGACTGCCCGGCAGATCCGTCAGAAGACACCGCAGCGCTTCCGCCGCCTGGTGAAGTACAAGGTCTTCAAGGGGCAGGTCACGGGGAACATGAACGCCCTCATCGGCCTGTTCAACAGGCGTCAGAAGGCGAACGGGAGCAAACGTATTCCAGACTGGTTCAAGGCTTACTGGAAAAATTACGGCACCTTGAAGCACCGTGACCCTTCTCACAAGTTTGACGAGCCGATCAAGAAGAACGCGCGGAGACGGAACAACGAGGGCCAGCCTGCGGAGAACTTCTTTGAAGGCGCCATCGCCGGGTGGGAGGGCCCCTTCATGGAGGCCTTCAACCAGTCGATGAAGGACCAGGAAAACAAATTGTACGACCGATGACCGAATCTCTCAGAACCACCTTGGTGTCCGCTCTCCGGAGCGCCGGTGTCTCTCTCATCCTCTCCGAGGCCGAGACGAAGGTCTATCCCTTCGTGACCTACGAGATGACCGTCAACCCCATCCGGGACAAGGACGGCATCCACGGCTACACGGGGCTGACGACCATCCGTGTCGTGTCCGATGATACTGACGAGGCCGACCAGATCCGGGCGATTGTGGAGGACGCCATCGAGGCCAGCATGAGGAACGACACCTACAGCAACCGTCTCACGGCGATCTACAAGGACTGCCTGGACGGTATCTGGACCATTGAATTGAGTTACACTTTTAGACAGATCCAATAATGGAAGGCTATAACATTGCATTCAAGCTCGGGGGCAAGACGATCGAAGGTCGTACTCAGGACGATCTCACCGTAGCCGCCCGCACAAAGGAATCACTGACCAAGGACGACCAGGGGAACGCCAAGGTCGTCGTCTCCGGTCATGACATTACTTTCCGTGCATCCGGCCTCATCAAGGCCGCCGACGGCACCAGCACTAAGGGCCGCAACACCCTGCTGGCGGATGCCCTGAAGACCGGCGACGCCGCGCTGCTGGAGTTCCTCTACATGGGCACGGACCTCACCTCGTACACCGGTCACTGCATCATCACGAACTACAGCGAGTCCTCCAACGCTTCCGACGAGGCCACCTGGAACGCTGACTTCCGCGTGTCCGGTGATATGACTCCGACAACCCCCTAATCTGCCCCGGTATGGTGAAGGATTTCATCGAGATCAACGGCCGGCGCTACCGCGTCGAGGTCAACTGGAACGCCACGACCGCCTATCTCCAGGCGGTAGGGCGCGACACCCTCGAGGAGCTGGCTAAGATAGATACCTTCCGTCCGTCCGAGCTGACCGCCCTGATGGCGGCCTGCATCGCGGAAGGAGAGCGTCTCGAGGGCCACAAGAACGTACCATCTGCGCTTGACATGGGCGCGGCGATCACGCCGGCCCATGTGGCGGAGTTCCTGAAGATCTATGTGAGGCAGAGCTCCCCGCAGGTGGACGTGGATGAGGAAGCGCCAAAAAAAGAGGAGCGGGAGGAGGAGTCCGGCCTCTGAAGATAGGACGGGTCCGGGGCTGGGCGCTTGCCCGCCTCGGCCTGAGTCCTGAGTCCTTCGGGCTCCTTCGCGTGGGTGTTTTCTGGGAGGCGGTTGTCGTATGGGCGGAAGACCGCGACGCAGACAGACGGCAGCTCTTCACACTGATCCGAAACGTCGGTCACTCCCTCTTCAACCTACAACTACAGAGGAAGGACAAGATGAGTCCCGAGAAGTATCTCCGGCTTCCCTGGGACGCTCCGGCGGAGAGAGATCTCTCCGAGCTGGATGAAGCGGAGAAAGAGAAATCCCTCGATGCCCTCAGGGCAGCGATGAAGAAGATAAACTGGTAGACCAATGGCGGCTGAACCGAAAACAAAGATAGTTGTCACGTCTGATACCTCTGATGCTTCCAAGGGCATACAGACGGTGAAGCAGGGCCTCCGCGACCTCGACAAGGTCGGCGGGGACGCTCTTGCATCCCTGGGTGACGCTTTCGGGATCAACACCGGGAAGGTAAACCAGATGACCTCGGCCGTCGTTGGTCTTGGCCAGAAGCTATCCCAGTCAGGGAACACAGGCGTAAAGGCTTTCGGTGACATCCTCAAGTCCATCGGCCCCGTCCAGGCGGGCATTGCCGGCCTCGGCCTGGCCGCTGCCGCTGCGGGCTTCCGGGCCCTGAAGGCCGAAGCCGACAACTTCAAGTCCACCATTGACGGCCTGAATCTCGCCATGGCGACGGAGACCTATATCTCCACCTACCGCCAGGCCATGCACGATGCCAATGCCGGTGTCGGGCAGAGCATCGGAGAGACCATGTCCGAGCTGGAGAAGCGCTGGGCACGTTTCACTTCGAACACAGGCGCCTTCCTTGCCACATGGATCGGCGACAAGGAGACGGTCGGCTTCGTCGACTCCTGGAGGAAAGTGGCGGATGCGTCGAGGGCGGCGACAAAGGCTGCTGAGGAAGGTAAAGTCCTTGGCAACCAGATGGCGGATCTGAAGAAGCGCGAGCTCACCCTGACGACGGAGATCGCTGAGATGGACAGGGACATCGCCGAGCAGATGCGTATCGCGCGGGACAACTCGAAGAGCGCCGCAGAGAGATCCGCGGCGGAGGAGCAGGCCCGGACGCTCATCAACGAGAAATACGCTGCGCAGATCAAGATGGCTAATGATCTCGCTTCTGTGCAAGTGCAGATCGACAAACTCGCCAACAACGGTTACGCAGCGACAAAGAGTACCGAGGAGGCTAAGCAGCGAACGCTCGCCCTGGAGCAGCAACAGGCGCAGGAGCTGGCCGGCATCGACCGGCTGTCCAATCGCATATCGAACAGCGCATCGTCCAATGCCGCCGCGTGGCAGAAGGCCCGCGAGGAAGCGGAGAAGCTGGCGGCGCTCCATGCCCGTGGCGAATCCTACGGTGCGGCGCTCTCCGGAGGGCTCGCCTCCGTCACGGCGCCGTCTGGGATAACCGCCCCCACCCTCAGCATCCTCCCCCAGCGCCAGGATGTCGAGTATTTCAAGAGCACCCTGCAGGCCTACATGGGAGACTTCCAGCTATCCATCGGCATCAAGGCCGACACGGATCAGATCGTTGACATCACTAACGAGGTCAACTCCCTCATCGAATCCGGAGTGACGCGGTCCGCTGAGCTCATAGGGAGCTTGGTCGGCACCCTCGCAGGAGGAGGGGACGCATGGGGTAACTTCAAGAACGCGGCCCTCTCCTCCTTCGGAGACATGGCCGTCGCCGTTGGTAAGGTTGCAATCTCCGTCGGTCTCGCTTCCGAAGGAATCAAGGCTGCGCTGGATATGGGTAACCCTTACATCGCTATAGCAGCCGGCGCCGCCCTGGTGGCGCTCGGCACTGCGGTCAAGTCCAGCCTGTCGGCCGTGGCTTCCGGAGACTACAGCGCAGCCGGTGGCGGCTACAGCACCTCCAGCTACTCCAGCGGCGGAGGCGGAGACTACGAGACCCGCGACATCACCATCCAGGTCACCGGTACCCTCGAGGCCTCCGGAGACAAGCTCCAGGCGGTCCTTGACTCCAGCAAGAACAAGAGCTATTACACGGGATAGGCATGGCATACGGAATCAAATATCGCTTCAGGTTCAACTCTGCCAACGGCGTCGAGCATACCGTCAACCTCTTGCAGGACGGCTACTCCGGCTCCGTCATCAACCGTGCCCTCGGCCGGGCCCCTGTCATCAAGATGCAGGACTCCGGCCTCTTCAGAGGAACATCCTGCGACCTCGTCCTCGAATGCCAAACGGACGGGGAGTTCGCATCACTATACACAAGCAATCCGCGCCAGTACCGGGTCGATGTCTTCCGAGGCTCTACCCAGGTATGGAGCGGCTTCATCGTTACAGAACTCTACGCCGAGCCGGACATCGCGCCCAGGTACGATGTATCCGTCACTGCGACGGACGGCCTCGGCCTCCTGAAGGACTACGACTTCCCTGCCCGGGGCCTTCAGACGGTCGGTGATCACCTGCGCTACCTGCTTTCCCAGACGGGACTGTCGATGGTCATCAACTGCGTCCTGTCCATGGGCCCGACCTCGGGAAGTCCCGCCACCCTCTTCGACGGTGTGTCCATCGACCTGGACTACCTCGAGGGGGAGAGCTGTTACGATGTCCTGTCCGAGCTGCTCGCCACCCTGCACATGACCGTCACCCAGTACAAGGGCGCATGGCTCCTGATCAGGGAGACTGACCTCGCCGGCCAGCTGAGCGGGACGGGGCTTTCCGTCTATCAGCTGCCGACCAGGACGTCAGGCAGCACGACCACGGCGACCGTCTCCGGAGTCAAGCAGACCCTTGGCTCCGCCTACTCCAGCAACATGTGGCCGATTGGCCACCTCACCCGCCGGGCCGTGCCTGCGAAGAGATCCATCACCGTAGAGGCCCCCTGGCACGCCCATGACGTGGACAGTACGGCTGGATGGCTGATTGAAAGCCGTGCCGCCTGGGAGAGCGCTTATTCCCGTTATTGGGTGGGGAATGTGATCGCTTCCACGGCGGTCGCTGGCAGCATCATCAATCAGATGACCGTCCGCCGGTTCAACAAGGATCTCCGCCTCTCCCTTCTCGCAAGCGTCCACTCGGCTGACACGATGTCCTTCGTGGGCGTTACGGCGCAGCTTACATATGGGAGCACGACGTTGTACTGGCATCCGGACTCCGGCTGGACCTCCACAAGCCCCGCCACCTACGACCGGGTGACGGTCAGCGAGTCGAATATCAGCGCCCTCCCCGAGAATGCGTCCAAGATAGACGTCAACATCCCGGCTCCCGGCATCACCCAGGAGTGCACCGTCCAGCTGTGGATCTACGGATATAACGTCGACATTTACGGCGTCGGTGTGTCCATCCGGCTGAACGCGGGCTACAGGGACATCCTCGCGCTGTCCAACGGCGCCCGCGGTCGTGCGGATGACGTGACCATTACAGGTGGCAGGACCACTGACGAAGAGCTGATGTCCACGCTCTTCCTTCAGGGCGTCTTCGTCTGGACATCGGACACCGGGACCCCGGTCTACGCCTGGGCGGACAACAGATACTACGGCCGGGATCTCCTGTCCCTGGTGGCCATGGACTACGCGCTCTCCATCGCGCTCCCCCGCGTGGAGCTCTCCGGAGTGCTGAACGTGCAGTCCTCCCTCTCCCTGGTCCCGCTCGTCGTGGATCTGAGGGGAACGAACTACCTCGTCAAGGAGTACACATGGGACTTCTACAACGATGAGCTCGAGATCAAGGCCATCTCCCTCCCGGCAGCGTCGCTGACCGTGGAGAGCGAGACGGTCCAGTCCACCGGACAGGCGGAAGGCGGCTCATACGCCCCATCCTCCAGCTCAGATGGCGGAGGCGGCGGAGGGGGCGGGAGCACCGTGGCTATTTCCAGCCCCGCGACCGCTGGCGGAAACGTCGCCACCATCACGATAGATGGAACGCCCTACCAGCTCAAGAACAATGTCGCGTGGGGAAGTTACAACTCCACGAAAAAGACCGTCATGGTCACGATCAACGGGGCCACCCGCGAGCTGTGTGTGGACGGTTACGCTTCCGGCGGTGGCAGCTCCTACATCCTGCCCGCTGCGACTTCCGGAGCCCTGGGCGGTGTGCGCATCGGCTACGAGCAAACCGGGAAGAACTACCCTGTCCTCCTGGACGGGAACAACCGGGCCTATGTCAATGTCCCCTGGGAGGCCAGCAGCATCGAGAGCCTTTCACGAAAGGCTCCGCGCATCCAGATATACCGCGGCTTCAATAAGTTCGAGCAAACCGCCTTCGCACCGTACCTTCTCGCAGAGCACCCCGCAATCGGGACTGTGACCGACGCCGAGTTCGTCCTTATGATGCTATCGCCCCGGCGGGCCAGACGGACGGGAAACCAGCTGTGCAAGGCCCGGAAGGGCTGGGGCGCTGCCCTGGGAAAGACCGGCGAAGGTGGATTGACCTTCACCAAACAGGTTACGCTGCTGGATTTACGGACCTACATCCTCCAGAACTACGTCTCCGTATTCGGGCGGGACACGTCCAGCATGACCTACGCCACCTATCAGTCCTTGAGGCTGGCGACCGGCTTCGGCTACCCGACCGGGACCGAGGAGCTGTACAGGAAGAAGGTGAAGCGGAGCAGGGTGTTCGGCATCGCGGTCCGGTGGACGAACCCGGAGTTCCGGGAACTCGCCTCCGGCCCCCTGTCCGACCATACGACGGAGATATACGAGAACGGGAAGTACATTCCGCGCTGGATCTATTCGGACGTGACCCCCATCCGGGTGTCCGCCGAGGTTGGCCAGCTCGATCGCACTACGCAAACCGGAGGCGTGATTGGCTTCCAGTTGTTGCCATAATAAAAGACCCGCCTCCGATGGAGAGCGGGGTCAAAAGGCACGCCTCCGATAGAAGCAGTGACCACGGCCTGCCTCCGATGGAAGCAAGGACAGAGACAAAGATAGACAACTTTTTTGATAAACGAAAGAGTATGAGCACAATTACCTTGAAAAATGTCCGCGCATGTTCGGACATCACGATGAAGGTGAGACTGAAGGACAACGGTGTCGCCGTTGACTGGTCTGGCCTGACTGACATTAAGGCCCTGGTCTATTCAGACGTCCAGAAGGCCGTGGCGGGACGCTGCGCCGTCTCCGTCGACTCCGAGGACCACACCGTCCTCGTCTGCCTGTATGCCGCGACAAAGCCGCAGTATCTGGGCGTGAACTCCATCGTCGTCCGGGCCAAGTACATGGGCCGGGAGAAGACTTACGACAAGCAGGCCGTCAACATCGTGGCCCGGACCGCCGAGCTCGAGGGAGAGCAGGTTGTCCTGGAAGATCCCGAGGTAACCGTGGACATCGAGGTGACCGAGGTGGACAGCTCCATCCTGGACAATGCCATCGCCGCCGCCTTCGATGCGGCGGATCGTGCGGAAGCAGCTGCCGCTGCTGCCGAGCAGATGGTCGACATCCACACCGGCCCTGCTGGCAAGTCCGCCTATGAGGTGGCCGTGGATGAAGGCTACACCGGAACGGAGGAGCAGTGGCTGGCCTCCCTGAAGGGCGAGACCGGCGACACCCCGGACATCAGCATCGGTACCGTCACCACGGTGGAGCCAGGCGAACCTGCTGCCGCCTCTATGTCAGGCACACCGGAGGCTCCCGTGCTGAACCTGTCAATCCCGAAGGGCCTGGTGGGTGCGACTCCCAACATCACGGTCGGCACCGTCACCACCGGCGAGCCTGGAACGCCCGTCGTGGTGACGATCACTGGCACCCCGGAGGCCCCCGTCCTGAACGTCACGATCCCGCAGGGTATGCAGGGCAACACGGGCAGCTCCGTGGACTATCCCTACGAGCTCGTCAACAACCTCACCACGAACGACGCGACCAAGGGACTGTCCGCTGCTCAGGGCGTGGTCCTGGATGGCAAAATCAGTCAGTTAGGCCAAAGAGTAGGTTTTAAATTAAATAACTTTATAATAGACGGTTATCTTGATACATCTGGTGTTGTTCAAGATTCAAATGTTTGGAAAACCACAGATTTTCTTGATGTTAATTTGTTTTCTGTTAGTAGCCTATTACTTTCTGGATTATCAAATGGTGTTGTTGGGGCTGTTTGTTTTTATAATGAGGATAAAACATTTATATCTTGCATCAATAATAACATTATAAATAATGATAATTTTGTTATCCCATCTGGCACTCGATATATTAGATTTTCAAAAGATTCAAGAGAATCAAGTCATTTTGTTTCAATTAACTCTGGAATAATAGATTTGAAAGATTATGCAAAACCAGAGCAACTAAAAGACCTAACCGATAATGCGTTGTCTGTTAATTTTTCATATTTGTTAACAATAGGAGCATATATTGATTCTAATTATATCAGTGCAGATTCTCCTGTATGGGTCTGTTCTGATTATATTCCTATTGAACAGATGTATGGCAAAATAAAATATAGTTGTATTTCTTTCAATTATTATGGAATAAACATAGCAAATGTATCATTTTATGATGAATCAAAGAATGGTATAGGATATGTGGGTGGACAAACCTCCAATGTGAGAATAACAGGAGAGGTTGATATTCCATCAGGAACAAAATATGTTCGTTTCTGTAATAAGGCAGAAGATGTGTCTAATGGATTGTCTATATTCTTGGCAATATTGATGCAGCAGGCAGTATATGAAAAGGTTTTCAAGGAGGAGAATCCGAAAAATGTCTATGTTGTGGATAAAGAGGGGAATGGAGATTTTACAAGTCTTACTGCAGCCGTTAATGGAATAAGTAATGATTCTGTAGAAAATCCTGTTACTATAATTGTAAATCCAGGTGTTTACAAAGAACATGTTGATATTCTTCCAGATAGGTATTTATCGTTAGTTGGTGTCAATCGTGATACTTGTATTTTGAGATGGGACACAGGAAAATATTGTGATGAGCCTTTGAGATTTGATGGAAACGGATTGGTACAGAATATGACTATCATTTCCACTTACGATGATATTGAAGACCCAGTCCCTCAAAATTTGTTTGCTTATGCCGTTCATATTGATAAAAGCGGTTCAATAAATACCAAGCAGGTTTTAATTAATTGTGTCATGTCAAGTAATGGTTCTGCTGCCATAGGTATAGGACTACATCAAGGACAAGAGGTTAATTTAATTAATTGCGAAATGTACTCCAATACCCCAGCAACATCTACTCATCGCATTAATGGTGCAGTTTTATTTCACTCACAAAACGCAGCGGGTATTACAGGACAGAAAGTTTTAATGAAAAATTGTATAGCACATTCTAAAAACGGGAAAGCAATATCTGTTACAGACAATAATCAAACTGATACTGCTGGACAAATGAATGTAACATTTATAGATAATGTTGTATATTGCGAAAATATCAATATAGGAGATAACAGTCCGATAAACATAACTACACCATCTGAAGGACACTTCTCTGGCAAAGAAATAGATAAGACTCCTTTGTGTTATGGAAATAATATACAAGAATTGAACTAATATAGCCATAACTGACTGACTTAAACCCCAAATACCATTTTCGTGAGACCACGAAAATGAAAAATGAGACGACCAGAACACTGAACTAACCGGGGGCCTCCGGGCCCCCACTTAAAGAACAAATAACATGGAGTACATCCAAATTTTGGAAATGCTCGGGACGGCCATCGCGGCGTCCTGGCTGACGAGGATCCTCACCATCCGGGCAAGGGTCCGGCAGGAGAACGCAGCCGCCAAAAAGGGCGAGACGGAGGTCAAGGCCGACCAGATAGAGAACATCGAGAAGCTCGTGGAAAAAGTGTACAAGCCGACGATAGAGACGCTCACCAGCCAGGTGAACGAACTCCGCAGGAAGGTCGACTCCCTGGAGAGGGAGAACGACCAACTCCGGGCCGCCCTCAAGGATCTCCAGGCGGATGCCGAACCGGCGGAGAAGACCGACGGCCGCGGGCAGAACGGGAAGTCTCAGCCGCGGCAGGCCAACGGGCGCTTCTGCCGGAAGGAGGACAGCCATGAAGATTAAGGTGGAGCGCCGGTGGCCCAAGCCGACCTACACGATTGGCCGCATGTACATCGACGGGCTGTACTACTGCAATACCCTGGAGGACCGGGACCGCGGACTGCTGCAGTCCCACCACAAGGACTACATCAGGGCGCACAAGGTCCAAGGTGAGACGGCGATCCCCAAGGGCACCTACGGGGTGACGCTCAACGTCACCTCGCCAAAGTACGCCGCCGTGTCCTGGTACTGGCAGCTCTGCCGGGGGAAGATGCCGAGGCTCCTGAACGTCCCCGGCTTCGATGGCATCCTCATCCACCCGGGCAATACCGCCCTGGATACGCTCGGCTGCATCCTCGTGGGGAAGAACACCAAGGTCGGGAAGCTGACCGACTCCAAGGAGACCTTCAAGGCAGTGTACAAGCGTCTGAAGGAGGCCGCCGACAAGGGAGAGGAGATCACCATCGAAATCGTATAACCACAGGACACCGGGACGGTATTTCTTATCCCTATTCCTATCCTTCTTTCACGCCTACCGGTGTCCTTTTGAAAAGCCATGAAGACATTTATCGACATTATCCTGTACATCTGGCAGCTCCCGCAGAACCTGCTGGGGCTGCTGCTCCTGGCCATCTACCGCCCGGAGACCGCCTATGAATACGACGGCGCCAGGCTCACCTTCGCACAGCGGACGCCGTCATGGGGCGGGATCTCGCTCGGGAAGTACATCATCCTCGCTTCCCGGTTCGTTGCCGACAAGGATTCCATCCAGCACGAATGGGGTCACACCAGGCAGAGCCGGATGCTCGGGCCGCTGTACCTGTTCGTGGTGGGCCTCCCGTCCCTCGTCTGGGCGGCATGGTGGCACCCGGGCCGGAACTGTTCGTACTTCAGCTTCTACACCGAGGTGTGGGCTGACAAGCTCGGAGGGGTCAAGCGATGAGAACGGGGAGACTGATGGCGGCGGGCCTTCTGCTTGTTCTTCTCGCCGCCTGCTCCCCGCGGATCGTGGACCGCTGGCACACCGAGTATGTCGTCCGGAACGTCCACCACAGGGACACCATCGTCACCCGCGACTCCGTCTACATCCGTGAATGGATGAAGGGGGACACGGTCTATATAGAGAAATACAAGGACCGCTTCGTCTACCGCGACCGATGGAGGGACAGCATACAAGTGCGAGAGGTCCACGACACGACAGCCGTGGAGGTCAAGGTGGAGAAGGACCTGAGCTGGGCTCAGAGGACGAAGATAGGCGCCTTCCCGTGGCTCCTGCTGACCGTCCTCGGGCTGCTGCTCTGGACCTTCAGGAAGCATCTCTTCTAAGACACCGCATGGTGCTTCTTCATATTGGTTTTAGTGTTTAGAGTTGTTTCCCTCCCCCGCAGTGATGCGCGGGAGGTTTTTATCTGCCCCAGAGATAGTCGATCACCTGCCGGTTCGCATCGTCGCACTTGAGGTCGTTTCGCTTGATGTAGATGGCCGTCGTCCGGTGTCCGGGGACATGGCCCATTCCCCAGGAGATCGTGGCCTCCGGGATGTCGAGCTCCGCTGCGAAGGTAGCCCAGGTGTGGCGGGCCCAGTTCCCGGAGCAGTCCGGCTCGATGGGCTGCCCGTCCCTTCCGGTGATCCTCTTCAGGGCATCACCCAGGCGCCTGTTGTAATCGGTCGGATTGTGGTACCGGTCGAAGACGGCCAGCAGGTGCGCCTCCCCTTTCCACCGTTCGATGATCTCCAGGGCCTCCGGTTCCAGGCGTATGCTGTACAGGTGTCCCGTCTTGTTCCGCCTGTACTCCACGCGACCGTCGCGGACATCGTCCCATGTGAGGCCTGCAAGGTCGGACACATTGATCCCGCGGAGATAGAACATGAGCATGAAGACATCGCGGTGCATCGCATCGTTCCTGTAGGTGATGCTGGCCGTGGCAAAGGCTCTGAGCTGCTCCAGGGTGAGTGCCTTCTTCCGCGTTTCCTCCGTCCGGATCTTGAACTTCCGGAAGGGATAGAAGGTCGTGATCTCTTCGTCCAGGGCGAAGTTGCAGATGGCCTTCAGGTTCCTCAGATGGACTGCCCTGGCATTGACCTTGCCGCCCATGGACTTGTCGAAGCCGTGCATCCAGGACAGCGACATGTCCTCTATGTACAGGGGCGCATCGCCCGCGTATGCGCGTATCTTGGCGAGGGTGTACCTGTACAGCTGGACGGTGCTCGGCCTGTCCTTCGTGGCGATGCACTTCTCCGCGATCGTCCAGAAGTCGGTGCGGACTTCCTCCCTGGGTACTTCGCCCATGTCCGGGGCGTCGAGCAGCTTCCGCAGGTAGGACGCGGAGCAGGAGGCGAGCCGTCCGTCCTCCCTCAGCTGGAGCATCCGGGCCTGCGTCCTGAGCAGACGCACCTCGAGTGCTGCGTTCAGGCGCTTCGCGTCCTTCCGGTCGATGATCTTCGAGGACTCTGGGTCCCACTCCCACAGCTTGACCGATATGCCGGTGGAGAGATAGAGGTTAGTGCCGCAGCCCGCGGCGATCTTGATGGGGTACGTCCCGTCCTGTAGGGGACGTCTCTTGTCAATTAGGCAAAATGACGTGGCCATGGTGTTTTCGTGTGATTAGAGTTTGCGTATCGTTTGCTGAAAAATGTACCCAAATGTGCCCACATATACCCACTTTTACCCACTTTTGGCGACATATTTCTGACAAGCATATACGAAAACAGTGCGCAGATAAACCATGCAAAAGCACTGATTATCAACACACTGTAATTTTGTGAGGACTGGCAGATTTGAACTGCCGACCTCTTGCCTGTCAAGCAAATATGGCCTTTGTGATTCATTGTAAGTCAGTGAGTTATGAAGGCGATTTTTGTTTGCTGACGATTTGCTTATAAGTTGTGATGCCTGCGATAGGCATCAAGGTAGCCCGGAACATCCTCCCCTGGGTTAATCAGAATCTTGTCGACGTCCTTCGTGACGTTCAAAAGATTGCCGTACTTGTCCAGCTGTACCCAAACAAGATTACCAGGACGGTTATATGTGACTATACAATTATATGCCGCAGGCTCGTCGAGGATCTCGGCCGAGGCCTGCTTCAACGAGTCAAGGGCAGCCTCCCATGCCAGGGCCTCTTTCAGCCCCTCCTCATCCTTCTCGCCTTTGTAGGTCTTGAACATATGGGCCGCAAATTCGGTGTTGCTCTGTGCCCTCTCGATACGATAGTCAAGGTTATCCCCGTAAGTGACCGTATCCACATTCACAGAAAGGATGCGGTCCACGTCATTGTAAGTGCTGCGAACAAAATGTTCGGCACGGGAGGCTATAGTGCTCTCTCCTGAGCAGGCCGTCGCCAAGAGGACGGCAAGAAAAAGAAACCGTTTCATATCTCTACATCATTTTCATACACATTACTACCCTGTACATCCCGAGGATGTCGGTCTTCAGGATCTCGTAGTCGGCAAAACGTGGGTCATGGTTCGCTGATATGCACTTCAGGTGCGCATCGTCAGATCCGGGCGCGATGTATTTGACGACGGGCCCGTCCGTCGTGTCCAAGATATAGGCTCGGCCGAAGTCTATGACGGGCCCAGTCACCTTCCTGACATACACGACTGATCCGTTCGGGATGTCCGGGTACATCGACTCCCCGTAGATGTGGACCGCCATGTCGATGTCCTTCACCGGCGAGATCACCCGCTCGCACTCCACCTCCGTCACGCTCTCCGACCATCCGGTAAGATGACCGGCCTGGGCGAAGATCGGAAGGAGAGGGACAGTGTGGGGCTCCGCTCTTTGTTGTGAAAAACTTGTATCATCACAATCTAACAAGCTACCCGATCCCGTAGTCAAGAATCCGACATTGAATCCGAACACCTCCGCCCATCGTTTTGCAGTAGCCACACCTATACCACGCCGGATGGCACCCGATACTGCCTGCTGTGATACGCCGAGCCTGTCGGCCATATCTTGCATTGTTAATCCATTAGCTTTCAAGTAATTCTTGATAGCGGTCTCTACTGCTGGAATGTAAATGGCCTTGCTCGACATAAAAAATCTTGTTTTTTTCTTGTAATGTTGATTTTTTGTTGTACCTTTGTTGCGTAATTAGTTAAGTAAAGCACAACGGAGATACGAAAAGCCGCCGGCATCAGCCAGCAACAGTCAGTCATCCATCGCAAAGATACGGCGGTTTTTCCTTTTCTCCAACAAAAAAGTAAAGTGAACATGAAAAAGAAAATCAGCGACATCCTCGGCGTCATCGCCGTCTTCGCAATCTTCGCCGGCTGCGTGGAGGGTCTCGACGGAGGCCCCACCGCCTGGACTATCATCTGCCTCGCCGTGTCCGCCCTGACCGGGCTGGCTTCCAAAAAGCTGGAGGGAAGAGTATGAAAATCCAGCTGCTTGACTGGGCCGGAAACCCGAAATGGGTGGAGGTCCCTGACGACACCGAGAAGGTCTTCGGCGTCATCATTTCCGGCGACATGGTGATGGAAAAACCCATCCACGCCGACGCCTCCGACGACCGCTTCGTTAGCTTTTACGACGGCGCCTGGGAAGTACGCCGGGAAGACTTCGACAAGCTCAACAGCCTGTCCAGGAGTTACGACGTTTTCGATATATGAGCAGCCCCGTCCGCACCCCGAACCTCTGCCTCCGCTGCTGGTTCTACGTCCATGGCAAGTGCGTGAAAGGCCCGGAGGACTATTGCAAGATCACCAAATCCAAATGATAGAATGAAAACAGACAAAGTAACACGAGAGGACCTTCGGGCCATCAGCATCGGAGAAACCCGGTCCTTCACACTCCCAACCTTCGCCGCCTGCCTGTCCGCAAGGGCCCAGGCCGCGACGCTGAAGCCCCTGGACGGGCGCGTATTCACGACTACCATCGACCAGGACACGCTGACCATCCACATCACCCGGTACGAAGATGACAACAGAACGTCCAGACATTAGCCCCTACAGCGTCCACACCGGACGGGAGGCTGCGCGTCTCCTGGGGGTGGACCGGCACACGATCACCAGGTGGAAGCGCGAGTCCCGGCTCGTCCCCCGGACGGACGGGCGGTACCGCGGAAAGGACATCCTGGCGATCTGGGAAGGAAAGAGATAAACCTGCATTCTGCAGGTGCATAGAACACATATACACACTATCGTCCACGGCTCCCGGCCGTGAGGTCCGGAGCCTTACATTGAAATCAATCTACTAAATATGGAACAAGTTCACCAGAAACTCGCGGCCATCCAGGCTGCGCTGAAGGCTCCCAAGAGCCAGTTCAACAAGTTCGGCGGGTATAAGTACCGCAAGGCCGAAGACATCCTCGAAGCCGTCAAGCCGCTCCTGAAGCAGTACGGCTGCACCCTCACCTGTACCGACGAGCTCCAGCTCATCGGAGACCGCTACTACATCAAGGCCACGGCCACGATCACCAACTCCGAAGACGGAATCTCCGTCAGCACGACGGCCTACGCCCGTGAGGAAGAAGAGAAGAAGGGCATGGACGGTTCCCAGGTCACCGGGGCTTCATCATCCTACGCCCGCAAGTACGCCCTCAACGGACTCCTGTGCATCGACGACACCGCCGACAGCGACACCACGAACACCGGTCCCGCAGACGAGCCTCAGAAACCCGCAGAGACCGCGAGACCCACCCGGACGAGGAAGACTGCCACCGCCGCGGAGAAAACCGCCCAGAAGCCCGAGAAACCCGCCGCGAAGAAGACCGTGACGGACGAGAACATCAAGCAGATCGTCGACTGGGTATGCAAGGTGCCGGAAGGCCCGGAGCGCGACGCCAGGAAGAAGAAGGCCGAGGAGAGCTACGAGTGGCCGGGCAACCTGCTGGAAGCATTCTACACAATGATAGATTTTACTGAGTAATGAAATACAAGGACATTCAGGACGCGCTTGCCACCCTCGCAAGGCTGTCCGACATGCTCGAGGAGCAGTACATGGAGAACGAGGGCGAAGTGACGGAGGCGACCGAAGAGATGGAGGCCCGCAAGGCCGCCATCCAGGACCTCCTGCAGAACGACGGGATCGACTCCCTGGGCCGCTGGCTGAAGGTCCGCGAGGACGAAGCCCAGATGTGGAAGGCGGAGAAGGACGCCGCCGCCAGGGCGGAGAAGGCAGCGAAGAACTCCATCGCATTCGTCAAGGCGAAGATCGCCGAGGTCATGAAGGCCACCGGCATGGAGATGGCGAAGGGTACCTTCTACTCCTTCACTCCCTACATCAGCGAGAAGTCCGTCGTGGACCAGGAAGAGCTGGACCGGATCTACCTGGACCTGGCCACCAACGCAGCGCATGACGCCGGGCTCCCCGCCTATGTGGACGTGGTCCTGAAGACCAACACGACCGCCCTGAAGGAATGTGGCGCGACGGAGTTCCTGTCCACCACCACAGCGGACGCCGTCCGGTTCCAGAAGCCCAGAAAATCGAAGGAGGAGGAATAGCCATGACGAACGAGGAGAAATGGGTCCGGGAATGGACCGTCGAGCCCGACGGATCTATGGTACACAATGGGCGCCCGTTCTATGAAATTGCGGGGGCGAGCCTGGAGGAAAACTGGCTGGAGCACATGTCCGAGAAGAACTGGGTGGACATGAACACCTTCGTCCCAGCATACATCACGGCCTGCTACCGCGCCGGTGTGAAGAGTGTCGAGATCGGCTACTGATGTCAAGTTATGTCACCATACAGGACTGGATGCTGGACCTTGGACTGAATAGCAACGAGCTCATGGCCTACGCGGTCATCTGTTCGTTCGGACACGACGGGGAATGGTTCCAGGGCTCCGCATCCTACCTGGGCTGGTGGATGGGGTGCAAGCGCAAGCACACGGTCCTCGATACACTCGCATCGCTTGTCAACAAGGGGCTTGTCCAGAAGCGCGAGAGATGGTCCGGAGGGAAGAAGATGTGCGACTATAGACCGGTGCGCAGACAGGTGCGCTCAGCGCACCGCACCGGTGCGGAAACCGCACCCCATAATACTATAGATAATTCTATAAAGGATAATAATAAAGAAATTAAAAATAAAGAAAGGGTCCACCTGTCGGTGGACGACTTCCTGAAAAACCACCGATGAAAAAGCAGCCTATCATACCGTCACTCTCCGACATCCCGGTGCCGGATTCGTCCACCATCGAGTGGCAGGTCCTGTCGGACATCATGGCCGAGAACGGCACCATGGCGACCGTCTCCGACATCGTCGACGAATCGCACTTCACGTCCGACCTACGCAAGGCCGTCTGGAACGAATGCGTCCGCCGTTTCAACGAAGGACAGCCCTTCGACATGCCCAACGTCGCCGTCGCCGTGGGACCGGAGTTCGTCCAGCACATCTACAGGACCGACAGCGGCATCGACGAGCTCGGATTCCGATACGCCGAGGAACACGCCAGGGCGCTGCACACCGCCATCGTCCGCAGGCGCTGCTACCATGCCGCCCTGTCCATCCTCAACCTATCACAGGAACAGGGCACCACCGACGCATCCATCTACGCCGGGGCGGCTGAAGCCGTGGCCCAGCTCGAACCGACGAAGGTGCGCGGGGAGATTGCGCTGGTCGACGCCATCAACGAACTTGCAGACGAGATCCAGAAACGCACGGACGACGCCTCGTCCGGAAGACCGAACCGCATCACGACCGGCATCCGGTCCATCGACGACGTCCTCTACGGAGGCATGGCACCAGGACAGCTGATCATCCTCTCCGCACGGCCGTCCGTCGGAAAGACCGCCCTGGCCCTCCACATGCTAAAGGCCTCCGCCGCCCAGGGACGCAGCGCCGCCATGTTCTCCATCGAGATGACCTACGACGAGCTCACCATGCGGCTCATCGCTTCCGTCTCCGAGGAATACGAGGACGAGAACTACGGAGGCCTCGACAAGCCGCGGCGCTCCATCGTCACGCCCTACAAGATCGCCAACGGCTTCGACTCACAGGACGACTGGGACCGCTTCGAGCAGGCGGCGGCGCAGCTCGACAAACTGCCCATCGTCATCAACGACAACGCCAGGGACCTCCGGGACATCGTCTCACGCATGACGGTCCTCAACAAGCAGGGGCGCTGCGACGTCGCATACATCGACTACCTCGGGCTCATCAAGCAGGCCGCCGCAGATCCCAGGGCGCCGCTCTACCAGCAGATCGCCGACATCACCGGGACGCTCAAGGCCACGGCCAAGAGCCTCCGCATCCCCGTCGTCCTCCTGTGCCAGCTCAACCGCGAAGCCGCCAAGCAGAACAAGGCACCGCAGCTGTACAACCTCCGCGACTCGGGCTCCATCGAACAGGACGCCGACGTCGTCCTCATGCTCAACCAGACCGCAGGGCCCCGGCTCCCGGACCTCGAGGTATGGGTCCGCAAGAACCGACAGGGCGAAAAGGACTTCGGGGTCCTCATGCGCCCGTCAGACAACTATATGGACTTCAAGGAAGTATTAGTCATCCAAAACAAATAATCATCATGCTTTTCGAAATCAAGAACTGCACGGTCGCCGAGATCCTCGACACCGTCACCGGCACCTCCCAGGCCGGAAACAACTGGAGCCGTACCACCATCGTCTTCGAACACAAGGAGGGGGACTACACCGACAAGTACCCGATGACCGTCTTCGGGGAAGACAAGCTGGGCGAAGTGAACGCCCTCAAGGACCGCCGCGTCAACGTCAAGTTCGACCTGCGCTCGCGCGAATACAACGGACGCTGGTACACTGACATCAGGCTGGTCTACATCTCCGCCGCGGAGGCGGAAGCCCCGAAGCCGGTGGAGAGACCCGTGGCAACTCAGCCCCAGGAAGACAATGAGCCGGACCTGCCTTTCTGACCTCCGGTTCACGGAGCGGGAGATCCGGCGAATCCTCGAAGCGGCCGCAGCCGTCAGGACGGAATGCCGGAAGGAGGCGCCGCGCAGGCTCCGGATCTCCAATCTCTGTGACCGAATATCTCTCACTGTTGCGAATGCTGAAAGAAGGACAAGGAGGCAGATGAAATGAATGGAGCGAAGATCGTGCTGACACCGGAACAGGAGGCCTGGCTGGCCAAACACTACCGGAACACCAAGAACGACATCCTCATGGAAAGGCTGGGACTCAAGTTCTCCACCTTCCACCGGATCGTCCGCCAGCTCGGGCTGAAGAAGACGGGCCGGTTCATGAAGAAGTGCCAGAAGGAATGCTCCGATGCCGCGAAGGAATCGCACCTCCGTAACGGGACATATCCTCCGAAGGGCTACCGCATCCCACGGTCGGAGGAGTTCCAGATCAAGCCCGGCGTAAAGCCCTGGGCCAGGTGCGGGCGCCGCAAGTGGAACCGGGGACGCAAGAAGGCCGCGGAGACATGGAAGAAGACATTCCAGGAAGACAGGGCGAGACGCCGCTGGGGACTTCCGCAGAAGTCCGGACTCCGGGTAGCGCAGCAGCCGCGGCAGAAGATCCTGGACC